TGTTTTCCTTTGGTTTCTAGGTAAAGTAAGAAACTTCTGCGAGAAACGTCATTCTTTAATCCAGTTATAATATGCTCAACAGCACCATTAGCAAGCGAAGTAGAATAATTCTGCCTGTGTATTTCAGTTTCTTTTCTGCCGTTCATGCCAGCAGTTTCTATACGACCAGCCTCAGCTTCACCTTTAAAGTATTCTTTAGCAGCTCCTTTAAAATCACCACTAACTGCAATCTCGCCAATACGCTCACCATACTGAAACGCTCTAAAGTTAGCAAAGTCAGTCTCACGCGCTCTGGCCCTAGACCTTTGTTGGTCAAGAAGATTGATCTGCATGTCAGACAGAAACTTCTGGCCCGACTCAACGATTGTACTTCTATATTTACCTTCCGCAGTTTTATCTGCGGTTTGAGCAATGAAGTTACTCATCTGCTTTGAAAATTCTTCTGGGTTTCTACTGTACTTAGACCCAAGCTCCTTGGCCTTTAGCTTCAAGCGATCTTGAGCATCGTCCATAAACCGAGCATCAACAACTTTTTCATACGCTCTACGCGCTATACTACCAAAGCCTTGAGGCGCAGATAAAGGCTCAGACATTCCTGTCTCTGGATTAACCCCATTGATCTGACTAACATCTAAATCTAAAGCAGCTTCACGCCCAGTTTCCTCGGCAATGGTCTGCCCTTCTCTAAAGGCAATAGAAGTTAACTGATCGGCACCAGCCTTAACTGTTCTCCACAAGTCTGCTTCGCCTGTGTCCATGCGAGTGACACCGATTGGTTTGCTAAAAACCTGTTGTCTCTGACGAATTACAGCCATTTAATAAGTTCCTTGGTATCTTCTGTTATAAGACAGATTGCCAGTTAAAGTTCTAGGCGTTTTTCCTGTAGGTGTTAAAGTTCTGCTCTGCGTATACTTTGGTTGTGTCATACCAGACTTAGTGGTAGGGCCACCGCTAACATCAGTGCCAGTTCTAACAGTGCCAGCTTGGTAAATCCCACCAGCAATAGATTGAGCAGCGCCAAGATAACCAGCAGTCAAAGCATTACGTCCACGTTGGCGCTCTGCCCCAGCCATAGCCGCTACACTCTGCGCTCTCATATTGGTATCAGACGCCAGCCTACTAATATCTGTACTGTAGATTTCTTCCTGCCGTTCCATGAATGCGCGTACACTTCTGTCACTTACATCCCTGCCAGTAAAGGCAAAGAAGGCATCGTTAGCTGATACTGACATTGCATAGTCTTGAGCCATAGCCGTTGCATTCTGAGTTGCCTCAATGCGACCTAGCTCCATGTCTCTTTCCATTTGCGCTGCATTAAACTGAGCTTGTTGTTTTTCAGCTTTGCCAGCTTTAACAGAACCATAAGCACTTACTGCAGTACCAGCAAAAATAGCCATTGTTATTGGGTCCATTAGAATACTAACTCCGCTATTAGGCCATTAACCTGTAGAGGTAACGGCGCTGACTGACTGATGGTTATCTGTGGTGTCCGGCCATAACCCATCAATCTAAATTCTTTACGTCCAGTAAATGCAGCCTGTTCATTAGACATATCATCTGTAACCTGACGGATAACTAAGTTAGTCCCATTAACACTGATTGATAACGTGGAGTTAAGATCAACAACCACACTAGCAAGGCTTCTGATCTTACCACTGACAGGGCCAGACTGAGTGTTGGTATCTATAGGATTGGTAGTAAGAGTTACATCAAACTTATAACCAATCTCTGCCGTGTTTAAACTTTCAACAGCACTGACATTAACAACGCCACCAGCGACAGTAAACTCACCGATATAGTTATTCCCGCTAACAACATTAACAACAGCACCGTTTTCAAAGTCTGCTGAAACAGTGAAGATTCCATTGTTACTACTGGTTGCCGTATAGGTCTTATCCATGTCCATGTTTGAATCAGCTTTAAACTCACAGAGCACGTACCTCGTTGTATCGTTCCCCATTGGGAAGGCCACGTTAGCAAACACACGATCATCTATAGTAACCGTAGAGTGGAACAACCCTTGGCTTGTGAACTCAGCCCAACCTGCACGCTGCTCTGCCCTGTTGGAATTAAACACTGCCATCTTACCAGATGCGTTCCTAACAAAGACATAACTCTCAGAACGATCCACAGCCCCGTAGAACGTGTTCATCTCTACAGGCGTGTCTATTAGGTGAGAGGACAGAGAGGACACTGCAACGGCGGTGTAGGCTTCCTCTGTATCTGTAAACAAATACTCACGCACAATAGAACCACCAGCTTGCACAAAGATAGTAGCGCCATCCAAAACCTGTGGACGAATAGAGTCACTACCAAACGGTGTCTGTCTTCTGATCTGTGCGTTAGTAGGCGTAATAGGTTTGTCTTGAAACGCGGGTATATACATCTCGGAAGAGGCAGTGAAAACCTGTAAGTCTCTGTTAGAAACCAAGTGCCTGATCTGCTGCACCTCCCCAATACTAGCGGTCAGATGTATTGAGTCAGAGTCATTGGCATCGCCAGTATCAAAGTTATAATAAGACGCAGACTTGCTCATCCAGATAGTATCTGGCTGGGCTATGGTGCCAGCAAAGCAAAGTCTGTTCTGATGAAAGGTAATGGCAGATGGAAAGCCTCTAAGATCAGAGTATGATTGCTCTGCCCAATCTGTAGTAGGAGCCGCAGACGTTACCTTAGGAGAACCGCCACCATCTATAGAAGCGTTAGCAGAACCACCCGCAGTAAAGGTATAGTGGTTATCATCTATAATGCCTGTAATCGCTCTAGCACCATTAAGATTGCTAGTAGCAATGTTACCCACAGCAGCGCATTCGGATAGCGTGACAGAATCCCCAACCCTCATACCATGTTTAACGTGCGTTACTTCTACAGTTGCCGAGCCGCTAATAGTTTTAAGAGCGTTAGCTTTAAGCTGCACAAACAAACTATCCAACACAGTACCAATGGCTTGAGTGCCAGACTGCACAGAAGTAATTAATATCTCTGACTCATGGTATAGCAAGGTAAGACCAACATGCTTAGAGTTGGCGTAGTTACCACCAGCCTGATCGCCTGTAGTATCAAAGTAAGGCACAGCAGCTTTATCAGTAACACCAGCCTTTACTGTTCCAGCGGGATCACCAGCAGAAGCAATCTGAGTAATAGTCTTAAAGAACTTAGTGCCAGTAGCAACACCAGCATTTGCGCCAGTAATAGCCTCGGTCTGAGCATCGCCATCTACATTCGTACCAGTAACAGTAAACGCAAAGCCGCTGTCATTACCGCCAGATGTAATAGTAACTAGCCTACCGTAAACAAATGTAACTGATCCACTAGACGCTAACGCACCGCCAATAACTAAGTTAGCCTCATCAGCTACCTGCGCTGATACAGAAATACCATCGTCATCTGCCTCTGCGCTAAACTCACCAATGGTTAAGTTAATACTACTACTGGTTCCACTGGGTGTCAGAGAGACACCTAAGTTATGAAAGTTATAGTAAGGCTGATAAATGCGTTCTTTGTCAGACCGAGTATCAAACGTAAATGTTTCTACTTGGAATGCAGTAAGGCTAGTTCTTACAATCTGCCTTGGCATAAACAACGGGTGGCAAACAAACAGTACATCGCCCGATTGAGCAAACGTATATTCATGTAAGTAAACATCAGAGAACGGCAAGGCAGCACTATCAACATCAGCGGTAAGTGTGGCGGTTAAAGTAACTACACCAGTAGAGGGATTAATAATAAACACCCTAACCTTGGCGTTCTCCATAGAAACTATGTATTGCTCATCATCCGAAAAGATAAATGGCATTAACCTAGCTTGCTGCGTCTTGGCTGCATTATAAGTTATGTCAGTGTACTTGTATAAGTTCTGCAAGCCAGCGCGTTTAATCACCCCACCCTCGGAGCGAATAAACATATTCTCTACCTTCTGAGCAGACGCAGTATAAACAGCGGTATCGGTTCGGGATGATAGCGATGGACTAACTTCACCGAATTGAAAGTTAGTTATCGGAACCTGTACCTTCTGCATTAGCTGCGCCTATTACTAATAAATCTTGATGTGTCCAGCTTACGAGTGGTTTGAGATTGTGAATCAAGACCTCTAGCCTTTGCCATAAGCATTGCGCCCTTCTGATCCATAAGCTGAGAAAGACTACCATCACGCGCTAATGAAATAGCGAACACAGACGCAAGTTGAAACTGGACAGCCATTGTAAAGTAAGAGGGCCAGTATTCTTCTGTAACTCTGTATGTGTAGTCTGCAATAACTACATCAGAGCTATCTGCATCACAGAATAAATTATCACTGTAGGTTTGAAACTCAATGTTAAAACCGTTTACAGTAAGCGCGTGAATCATAAGCGAGTTGTTTGGCATTTGATATGCTGCTTCATACCTGCCAGTAGGTGCATCGCTTAGTCGGTTCAATACAAGTTGATCCGTTGCAAAGCGCCACCGTGTATTAACTAAAGCTGATTGGGCAACATCCTCATACATATTAGAAGCAACAAGTGCTTCATTGTTTCCATCTTCAAATGACGTAATAGGCTCGGCACCAATAAGAATTAGTGCGCGACTACATATGTCAAGCGGGGTGTCTGATGCTGTGCTTACTGCCATGTGAGTAGTAAGGGGACCGAAGCCCCCTTCCTTTCTTAATCGCCATCTGTTTCAACAACGACTGTGCCATCAGACACATCCACCACAGAACCAGTATTGGTCAGTACAGTTACAAAGTTAGTTGAAGGTACGTTTGTATCCTGCACAATAATCAGATCACGAATGTTTAGCATTGCTG